CGGCTGCACGCTTCAGGTCTGGATCTGCAACAACGGCAACGACGCGAGCCCGACGTGGGAGGACATCACGCAGAAGGCCCGCACCGGTCAGAAGCACTATTTCACCAACCAGACCAAGACGGCCGCAGCGTGGGGCGTCAAGGTCAAGGCCAAGCTGCTCCGCGGCTCTGCTACGGAGACCTGCTACATTCAGTCGATCGGAGGTAACTTTGCATGATTAAGCACAGACCTGACAGCATCAAAGAGCTGAACGACAAACAGGCCGCAGAGGCCGAGAAGGACAAAACCATCGCCGAACAGGCCGACACCATCGAGCTGCTGAAGGGCTGCATCATGGAGCTGGCCGACGTGGTCTACGGCGACGGAGGGGAGGTAACAGCATGAGCAAGATTGTCGAGCTGTACGTCAGGGAGCTGACCCGCGAAGGCTCCACCATGACCATCAACGACGTCCCGAAGAAGCTGCGCAAGCAGGTCGAGGACGCCATCGCTGCCATCGAGGCAGCCGCAAACGCTGGCACCGTGAAGGAAGGGGCGAGCGAATGATCGCCCGGGCCCTCGCGTGGCTATTATTAAAAATTGCAGGAAAGGAGGAGCGTGAAATGCTGGTACGTCTTTTTGCGGGCGAGATCATCATGGGCCGCATCACCGAGGACGACGTCCCCGCGAAGCTGAAGGCCCGCGTGCACAAGTATCTCGTCGACATGGGCTACTTCGACGACGTCGAGGAGTAAGCCCAACAACAAGGAGGGCCGCGTCCTGCGGCCCTCCGGCTTTTATGAGGTGACACAATGATCGAAATCAACATCGGCGCGCTCGTCGTCCTTATGGGGATCCCGACGGCCGTGACCGGCTTCTGCTTCTGGATGCTCGAGCACAGGATCCAGAAGCGCGAGAAGCAAAAGGAGGCCGAGGAGGCCAAACGACAGAAAGAGGCAGCGGCCCGAGAGCGTGCCCGTGAAGATCTCCAGATCATCACCATTCAGGGCACGTCGGCAGCCATCGCCCTCGGCGAGGCGACGGCCCGGGCCGTGCAGCGCATCCCTGACGCGCATTGTAACGGGGATATGCACGCGGCCCTCGACTACGCTGCCAAAATCAAACACGCGCAGAAGGACTTCCTCACCAGTCAGGGGATCCACGCGATCATCGACTAAGGAGGTGAGCAGCATGGCCGCAAAGAAGCGCCGGCGCAAGCGTAAAAAGAAAATCGAGGTGAGCAAAAAGCTCGCATACTGGGCGGCCAGCGTGGCAACGCTCAGCGCAGCCAGCTCTCTGCTGCTCTCTGCCTTCGGGCGCGACCCGGTCGGTGAGCTGACCGGCACCATCTTCACCGCCTGCGTCGGCTATCTAATCACATACGCCGGCAAGAGCCTCGGCGAGAAAATCAGCCGAAACCGCCACGGGCTCGACGCCGACGGCAACCCGCTCCCGGATCCGTCCGGGGACACTCTCAACAATGAGGAGGCAAAAGGATGAACACCATCGACATCACCCCTATCGTCAACGCAGCCCTCGCCCTGATCGGCGCCGGCGTCAGCGTTTTCCTGATCCCGTGGCTGAAGAAGCAGACCACCGAGGCACAGCGCAAGGAGCTGACCGCGTGGGTAAAGATCGGCGTCGCTGCCGCTGAGCAGCTCTACGTCGGACAGGGCCGCGGCGAGGAGAAGAAGCAGTACGTCCTCGACTTCCTGAAGCAGAAGGGCTTCAAGGTCGACGAGGAAAGCGTCGTCAACGCGATCGAGGCAATCGTCAAGCAGCTCAACACTGAGGGCCTGACCATCGAATAACGGAGAGGGCGGGCTCCGGCCCGCCCTTTTTCTTTTTGCAAAGGAGGCAAACCCATGAAAAACCAGAACACCGACGACATCAAGCTGAAGCCCGGCGAGACCATCACAGACGAGACTCTCGACGAGCTGACCGGCGGGAAAGGAGACGACGACAATGAGTAACAGCCCTCTGGTGGTCTACACCAAGCTCAGCCCGAACCACTCGGGCAAGCGCACCAAGAAGATCGACACCATCACGATCCACTGTATGGCCGGCAACTGCTCCGTCGAGACCTGCGGCAACCTGTTCGCCAGCTCTGCGCGGCAGGCGTCCAGCAACTACGGCATCGGCACCGACGGCCGGATCGCCCTGTACGTCGACGAGGCAAACCGCTCGTGGTGCACCTCGTCCAACGCCAACGACCAGCGGGCCGTCACCATCGAAGTCGCCAACAACGGCGGCGCGCCTGACTGGCCCGTCTCCGCGAAGGCATACGCCGCGCTGCTGGATCTCGTGACCGACATCTGCAAGCGCAACGGCATCAAGCGCCTCGTCTGGTCGACCAGAAAAAACGACCGCGTGAACCACCTGAACGGCTGCAACATGACCGTGCACAGGGACTACGCGAATAAGAGCTGCCCGGGCGACTACCTCTACAACCGCCACGGCCAGATCGCGGCCGAGGTCAACAAGCGCCTCGGCATCACGGACGCAGGCGGCAGCACCGGCGGCCAGACCTCCGGCAACACCGAGACCGGCCTGAAGGTCGGCGACGTGGTCGACTTCAAGGGCACGCAGCACTACACCAGCGCAGCGGCTAAGGACGCCAAGACCTGCAAGCCCGGCAAGGCCACCATCACGGCCGTCGCGGCCGGCAAGGCGCACCCGTACCACCTGAAGGCAATCAGCGGCGGCGGCTCCACCGTTTACGGCTGGGTAAACGCTGCGGACATCTCGACCGGCAGCACCGGCACGGCAACGAGCTACCGCGTGCGGACGACGGCCGACGTGCTGAACATCCGCAAGGGCCCCGGCACCAACTACGGCGTCGCCGGCCAGATCAAGGGCAAGGGCATCTACACCATCGTCGCCGAAGCCGCAGGCCCCGGCGCGACCAAGTGGGGCAAGCTCAAGAGCGGCGCGGGCTGGATCTCTCTGGACTACGTCACGAAACTCTAAAACCGCATAGAAAAGCAGAAACCCGCCCGGAGATCCCGGGCGGGCTTTTCTGTTATGTTGGGCTTTACTCCTCGGCGTCAGGATCCGGCGCTTCACCGGCAGCGGCGAGCTCGGCCTCTGTGGGCTGGAACCGCAGCACACGGCCCTCGGAGTCATAGAAACCGCCGAGCAGGATGGTGAAAATATCGACCAGCCAGCCGATCCCGCAGGCCCCGGCCGTCAGCAGCCAGATGACGCCTGTGCCGGTTTTCCCGACATAGAACCGATGGACGCCGAAGAAGCCGAGGAAGATGCACAGCAGCAGCGCCACCGTCTTGCTTTTCGGCGACGTCGGCCGCTGCGCTGCGGGGATGCTGACCGCGCCCTGCTGCGCGCCAGACTTCCCGCCGGAGCTCGTCGTATATGACAGGCCCGTCCCGGGGATCCCGACGGTCGTGTGGCTTTTCCCCGTCGTGCTGACCGTGTGCTTCAGACCCTTCGGGCCGAAGCTGATGCTCGCGCTCTTTTTGTTCAGGTTTACCCGGACACCCGGGGCCACCTTAAAGCTGCGTCTAAACCTTGTACCCATGCTTTTCCCTCCTATGTGCGCTTTTTAGCGTTTAGTCATCTTTGGCATAATATTACCACGCCAAAACTGGTAAAGTCAATATTGCATAGTCATCTTTAGCATAAAGGGAGGCGAGGGCTGCGAAAATATACAAACCAGACGGCAGGTGCAACATCTCCGGGGAGAGAGTCAGGGAGGAGCGGCTGCGGGCAAACCTGTCACAGGAACAGCTCGCCTACAAGCTCCAGATCATCGGGCTGGACGTCACGCAGAAGGTCATCAGCAGGATCGAGAACGGCAGCCGAGTCGTCGCTGACTACGAGCTGGACTATCTGGCGACCGCTCTCGGCACCACCATCAACCACCTGCTCGGAAAAGAATGAGAAAACCGCACGGCAGCGACGCCGTGCGGCTTTTTTTGCGGAAAAACGCGGGAAAATGTTGAAAATCTGCCGAATTATGCTTGACATTATAGAGCAAATGCTCTATAATATAATCACAGGCAAGGGATAGCCGAGTACAGAAAGAAAGGAGAGCAAAACCGCGGAAAGGAGGCAAAGCCGTGGATGCTGAGCAGATGAAAAAACTGCTCGAGCTGCTGGAACAGGCTCTAAAGTGTGAACAGGTTGCCACCATTACGATCACAATAAAGCCGAACCAAAAGCCCAAGCAGTAAGGTCGAAGGACGGCGGGAAAAATCCCGCCCGCCGTTCCTTTTCATTATAACCACGAAACCACGGCAAAGTCAAGCGGGAGGAACAACATGGACATCTCGATCAAAGTGACCTACAAAAGCGAGGGGCTGCAAAAGCTCCGCAAGGCTGCCGGCCTGTCTCAGTCTCAGCTCGCCGATCTGGCCGGGATCAAGGTGCAGGTGCTCCAGCAGTACGAGCGCGGCGCCCGGGACATCAACGGCGCGAAGCTGCCGACGCTGCTGAAGATCTGCAACGCGCTGGAGTGCAGGCTGGCTGACATCATCACAGACGAGGAGACGCTCGAGCTCCTGAAAAAGTACGAGGAACACTGACACACAGAAGGGGCGGCCGGCGGGCCGCCCCTTTTCTTTTATCACGGAGGGGAACACAATGGGACAGCACTGGAGCCATCTGACGCCGACCAAGCGCATCCAGCTCGACGCCTTCATCCGCGCAGGAATGAAGCCGACAGACATCGCCAAAGAGCTCGGCGTCCATCATACGACCATCTACCGGGAGCTGAAGCGGTGCACCTATGAGCACCTCAACAGCGACTACACCACCGAGACCAGATACAACCCCGAAGGCGCACAGGCCCGCTATGAGGCCAACCTCCGCGCCAAGGGGCCGGAGCTGAAGATCGGCAACGACTACGAGCTGGCCGACTACCTGATCGCCAAGATCCGCGACGAGAAGTACAGCCCGGAGGCCGCGATCGGTGAGGCCGAGGTCAAGGGCTGGCCCTTCAAGACCCACATCTGCGCGAGCACCGCCTACAACTACATCCGCGGCGAGATCTTCGGCGACGAGCTGACCGTCTCCATGCTGCCGCAGCACGGCAAGCGCCACCAGCCGGAGCGCCCGGCCGGATCCATGCCCCGCAAGCCCGCCGGCCGGAGTATCGAGGATCGCCCTGAGCACATCAACGACCGCAGCACCTTCGGTCACTGGGAGATGGACAGCGTCGAGAGCTGCCAAGGCGTCAGCAACACCTACATCGTGATGACCGAGCGCAAGACCCGCCGCGAGATCATCATCCCCTCGCCGGATAAGACGAGCGCCAGCGTCGTCGCTGCCCTCGACACCCTCGAGAAGAAAGTCGGCTCCAAAGTGTTCCCGCTGATCTTCCAGTCGATCACCTGCGACAATGGCTGCGAGTTTGCCGACGCCGCCGGGATCGAGCGCAGCATCACCGGACGAGGCCCTCGCACCGAGGTCTACTACTGCCACCCGTACCGGCCGAGCGAGCGCGGATCCAATGAGAACCAGAACGGCCTCATACGTCGGCACCTGCCGAAGGGCACCGACCTGAGCACGATCTCCTACGAGGAGACCAAGCGGATCGAGGACTGGCTGAACAACTACCCCCGCAAAATGTTCGGTTATCTGTGCTCCGAGCAGCTTTTCCGGGAAGAAATCGCCCTCATTCTGGCCTCATAAAAAATATTTTTGCTTTTTTGTGCATTTACTCTTGACAAATGGCCGGCTGTCCATTATCATTAAACGCACAGAGACTCAACTGAGTCGGCTGTGCGTTTTTTCTTTACTACAACCCCATAGGACGGAGGTGAGACTGACGGGAAAGTACCGCTACCTGACCTTCGAGGACAGGAAGAAGATCGAGGCGTGGCATCTGCTCGGAGATCGGCCGGTCGACATCGCGGCCCGCCTGAGCGTCCACCACACCACGATCTACAAGGAGCTCCAGCGAGGCGCGACCGGCGCGCTGGACGCCAACCAGCGCGAAGGGTACAGCGCAGAGCTCGCCGAGAGGCGGCTGCGCGAGAGCTTCAAGCGCAGAGGTAAACGAGCACCGGCCGCACAGTAGCCAAGAACACCCGGCAGCGCCGGGCCGAAGAAAGGAGAGCCCAACATGAAAACGATCACACGACCCCGACGCTGAAAATGGACGAGCTGCGCACCCCCTCCGCGCTGCTCTCTGAAGCGATCCGGCGGTCGTGTTTCTGCTTTTCAGGGACTCGACACCACCAAGATCCCCGGCTCCGGCCGGGCCAAGACGAAAGGAAACCACCATGACACACAACCCCAATGTGTACGGCTATGTAAACGGGAAACCCGTCTTTTCCCGCGACGAGTTCATCTTTGAACACCGCAAGCGCGGCCCTATTGAGGACGACGCCGAGCTCATAGCCTTCGCCGAAAAAGCAACGAGCGGCTGGCATAACGCCGGCTGGAGCCATAGCTTTATCAGCTTCTACCTCAGCGACTACGCGCTGAGCGAACCCTTTGCAAGCCTGACGCTAAGCGAGTTCGGACGCCTGAAGGAGCTCCAGCAAGAAGCACGCGAAGCCGCCAAAGCTGCGGACGACGCTCGGTGCTGGCGGCTCAAGGAGACGATCAACTGGGCCGACAACAGCGTCGAGGAAATCTACGAGGACAAAGACGGTAACACCAAGCACGTCACGGTCGTCGGCCCACACGGCGACGCCTGCTGAGGAGGTGCGGAACATGAACACCAAAGCCATCCAGCAGCTCGCCGACGCCACGCTGGACAAGTACCGCAGCTCGATCCCTCGCAAAGCCTTCGAGGAGTTCGTGAAGGACATCATCGCCGGCGAGAACCGCGCGACCGCCTTCAGATACGAGGCGACCCCAATCTGCCGGGCCTCGTTCCCGTCCACGCTGGACGAGGACGACGCCCGCTGCACCGTGGAGGTCACGGTCTACCGGCTGAACGCCGTGGCCGTCACCGCCTTCCTGCTGGACGGGCCCGAGACGCTGCTGCGGCACATCGGGCTCGACGAGCAGGACACATACACCACCAAGCACGAGATCGACGACCTCGTCACCGTCGTGCACATCACCAGAGAGGAGGCGCCAGCATGGCAGCACTGAGAGACATCGCCCGAGACTTCGCCGCGGAGATCCGCGACGGCATCGGCTGGACAATCGTGTATCGCACCGGCCGCTCGTGGAACGCCCTGACGATCTGGAGCGACATCTGGAACGGCGAGTGGGAGACCGACGACCTCAACGACGCCATCGGGATCCTGAAGGCCGACCCGGACGCCGTCATCGTCAACGGCTACTACTGCGGCCACTTCGGTGAGGACATGACCATCGACGAGATCGCCGCCGGGATCCGCTGGCACTACGAAGGCGGCCGCAACCGCCTCGCGGACTATTGCGAAGTCACGCAAGGCCGGGACTCCCTCGAGGAGGGCCGCAAGGCTGCCGAAGCTGCCGGCCTCCCGTTCTGCGAGCGTCTGGCCGACGGCGGCGATGACGAGCTGAGCCCCTACGTCTACGACGGCAGCATGGCGCTCGCCGATCACGAGAAGATGCAGCAGGCCCGCGAAGCCTTCGAGAAACTGGCCGACGCTCTGCGGGAAATCGCCGCCAAGCTGGCCGAGGCCCTGAAGCCGGTCATCAACGCCGTGCTCTCTGCCATCAAAAAGCTCTGGAAGGTATCGGCCAAGGCCATCGGAGTGCCACCGAAGTGGCTGCACCTCGCAGCTCACGCAAAGAAAGCCAGAACCCGGAAGAAGTACCGCAACCGCATCCAGCGCTACGTTTTCGAGGCTCTGGCTACGGAAGGAGGTGGAGGCCCATGACAGCCAAGTGCGTCGGCTGCGGGCTCGACTGGAACGTCAGCATCTACCAGAAGATCCCCCGCACCGGCTACA